AGTTTACGGATGAAACTTACAAGTTTGAGATCCATTCGTCCAGCGCGACAAACTTTTCAACATATAACGTAGAGAAAAATACCGATTTGGGCATTGCCGCAGACGTTGCAGCAAGCTCAAACAAGTATTTTCTGATCGGTGCATTTTCACCGACACAACGCTACGTCCGCATCTACTTCAATACTTCGGGTTCTGCCCCAAGTCTGACAGTGGATAAAGTTTGGATTAGCCCGCTGGGTTAATATGGCCAACTATTCGACAGTGACAGCCGTTGACACCTACGCCTTGAGCGTAGGTGACATTGACTGGATAGATTGCGATTCAAGAGAGATGACCGCCCTCATCAACTTGGTCGCGGGGTATTCAGCGGCTGCCACGTCGATAGTCTTTGATGGACTCACGACCGCGTCAGGGATTGAGAAATATAATGTTCTGAAAATTGGTTCAGAGTATTTGCTTGTGACTGATGTCACTTATAGCACCACTACGGCAGGTACACTTACTGTCACGCGTGGCTATTACGGCTCAACCGCTGCGGCGATCGTAGACAATACCACAATCTATGTAAAAGACCAACGTAAAAACGTATGTATCAACCGGGCCACCGATGACATAGTAGGCTTACACAAGCAAGTTCTATTCACCGATGAACTATGGCTAAATGGTGAAGAACGGCTTATTGATGCCGAGAATCAGCAGGCTCTATGGGTGAATAAATACCTGGAAGAGAGGGAAAGCGCAGAGCGAATCAGCCAACTCACGTCCGGCCAATATTCTGACGGCTCAATCAGTATCAATCCGTCCGGTGTGGGCAAGATCAAGCCCCGCGTTTTAGATATCGTTCGGCAGGTAATGAGAGATAGCGAGGTACAAGCGAATGCTTTCAAGCGCGGATAAAAAGCGCATTGCAAAGAGTTTGCGGGCGATCTTTGCACGACACGCCCAGCTAGATAATGCTCTGTGGTATCTCCAAACAGACCCGGCAATGATTCGGGCGAAGATTCGCCAGTACCAAACCGAGCTAAACGGGTTTTTAAAAACTGAGACAGTAAAAGAAAGCGTCATCAGAGACGATGTGAAAAAGTCTCTCGATGAGTTTGAAAAGAATCTTACCGAATATCTGTCAGCGGGTGATGTCAAAAACCGTATGCCTAAACTTGAGAGGCTCCAGCAGTCTGTAGCGGCTCAGTATTCTGCACAGATTGATACTGTCACAGGTCACATCGGATCGACTCTCGGCCAACGGTCGGCACGTTTTCAAGCACTGGCACAGGCGGCAGAAATCCCCCTTGCGCGCGCGGCGAATATCGAGGGCTACACACTACAGGCCATATCTATCGGTGGCAAGCAATACAACGGCGTCCAACTATCTGAATATTGGGACAGGATGCTCAAAGAATACGGCACCAGGGAATCTATCCAATACCGCAACGGTGCGAACTACCCACTTACCACATACATAGACCAGAGAATCCAAACAAGCATGAGCGAGACGGATAGACTTACATCTGTAGTCGCTGCGTCTGCTTTAGGCCTCACATTGGGGCAGATCAACCAGGACGGGACAACAGACTCCTGTATCTATTGGGAAAAGAAATATGTCTTCATGTCAGAAGAGGCAAAGGCGCAAACTATCGCACAATATCCGAATATGCCGTCATTGCAGAACATCCCTACCGTGCAACAGGTCAAAGACGACCGCACACATATGTTCAAATGGAACTGCAAACACCGGATTCTGCCGACGTCAATCACCGTTCTGAGCGAGGGTGATTTCAAAGAGGAGTTCGATAGCACCGCTGCGACTCAGCCCAAACTGCCAAAGGTTATAGCAGAATCTAAAATCTACGAGAAAGTAACAGGCAATAAATACGAACCGAAACCTGGGGGCGAGACACAAGCACTTCAAAAAGCAGCGAGGTTGGATATCAAGAAAATATCCTACACAATCCAATGAAAGTGCAGTTGTTTACTCAGACCACAACACACGGCGAATCTACGCGCGTAGCGGGTAAGTTTAAGCCTGTCATTTCATTCAGGAAAAATCGCCCCGCTTCAACCTCTGGCGGCTCTGTTGGCGGTGACTCCTACACCATGACCTCTGCGCATAATTTCAGCGTTGGGCAGATTGTGAAATACGGTGATAACTTCTACAAGGTCACTAACCAGCTAAACTCTTTGGCGTATATCTACCAGTACAGACTTGAGGTGAGCAATTGAGCCTCGGTGTGAACATCGCCAAAGCTGTCCGTTACGGCCTTGAATTGGTCGCGGTAGAGATCATCAAAGGTGCGGATAAGTACACACCTGTAGATACATCCGCGCTGAGAAACTCCATCCGCTATGAGGTCAAAGGGAATACTCGTATTGATATCATAAGCGGCGAAGGCACAAACGCAGCCACTGGCACAGCCCTCAAAGAATACGCAGAAAGACAGTATTACGGCAACACCGCAGGCAAAGCAGGCACAGGAAAGAAATTAAAACACCTTGGGGATTTTCAATCTGGCCTTGCCTCTATCATTGCTCAGTACACCGGGAGCCTCACAGCCTCAGACAAACACGCTGACAGGTATTCTCAGGCGTGGAAACTCGCAGACGAAGCAGGCGCGCTGAAATGGTTAGGTGAGCCACGATGGATTGAACGATCATTTTTCTACAATAAGAAGCGAATTCAGAAAATCTTTGCGTCAGCCTTCAGGCCGGGGGCGTACAAGTGACAACGATCATTGACGACATAGAAGACGCTATGGCGGCAGGGTCATTAAATTGCCGTGTCACCTATGGCCTTGATGTCACGGTGGATGAGGTCGATTCTCTCATATCTCAGTATGGCGTGGCCCGTATATTCCAAGCCACCTCTCTTGATCTCAACTCTGACATTGTGGTCAGCTCCGGCGGTGCCTTGTGGGACATCGCGGCACTGATGATTTGTATAGATACCACGGCCAAGGCAGCGGTTGAATCACTGCACGCATGGCTAGTCGGGATCGGATTCGAGACAGAAAACTCTGTCATAGGAATCCCTCCGCAAGCCCCATGGGCGTTTCAATCATTACGCATTTATAGATGGCAACCGGCAGGCGGTCTGCCCCTTCGCGCCGAAAAACTCGGTGATAAGTGGGTAGCTTTGGTTGCTTGTGAAATTCAAGTAAGGAAGGTATAATATGGCAAGTATTTCAAATGCCAAGATTAACTCTTACAACATGCTGATAGACGGCGTGGATGTGGGGATAGTTAAAACTGGCTCAAAAATCGACATCAATCAATCTACTGTCTCACTGACAGACGTTGACCAATACTTCGGAACGGTAGCGGAAACGCAGGTAGGCTGGGCAGTAACGGCAAGCGTCACGCTTTATGAGGTGCAATACAGCACTCTCATGGCGTTAATCTCTGCGGGCAAGGTGAATAACGTAGTAAGCGGAACAAACACTGCTTACGACTTCGACACAGTACCTGTGAACCTCGTTTCAAACGCGGCAGAGGTAATTTTCAGGCCGACAGACTCAGCATCTGGGGACTTTTCCAATGACGTAGTTTTCTGGAAAGCCAACGTGTCAGTAACTCTCACCCTGATGGGAGACCGCACAAAGTACCAGGAAATCCCTGTTACAATTACGGCCTACCCAGACACCTCACGCGCGCGCGCTGGCTACCCATATTCAGCTACATACGCCCGCATCGGCAGCTTTGCGATCTCTGCGACTGACCCCGATTATATCGGTATCATTGCAGGCCGCACGGCTACCGCACCATACAAGCACGTACCAGCAGCGACTCTCGACAGCTATGGCACATTGCAGCTTGAGGCGTTCGGGGCGTGGATTACCAGCACAAGTACAACCTGTCTGCTGAATGATGCGACGGATATCAACGCAACCGACACCGCGATTGTCTATGATGCAAAATCTGCGTCTGTGGACTTTACCGGTAAATATGTTCTCTGTGGTACAGAGGTCATTTATGTATCTGCGGACTCAGGCGGCACAGGCGCAACCGGTACACTGACAGGCCAAAGAGCAGCATGTTTTAGTACAGCGGCGGCGCACATTGATAATGCAGCCATTACACTGCTTGAGACCCCTATTGTCTACCGCTACACAAACGCGGCAACATGGGCGAGCTCATCAACTCCTGATGCGACTGTGGGTGATTCAAATACCACAGGCAATAAAGGCAAGGTGACATGGGTGTCATCTGGTTCAACAAACATCACAGCGGCGGCATCGGATGCAACTCCGACATCTAAAAACTGTGTTGTGACTACGAACGCCTAAGATGAAAATCGCGGCTGGCATATATCTCAAAGAGCGAATAACGCTCAATGACATTCTGTCAGTCGTGAAGTATTCCAAAGAGGCGCAGGAAAACCCGGCGAGGTATGGAAAAATACGGGCAATGAAAAAGATAGTCCGTGCTTTGACTTCCCGCCGGTGGCTCCTGAATCTGAGGGATGTGTATTACCTACCTAAGATTCTCGATGCAGCAAAGATGCGGCAGGATAAGAAGAAAGAAGCAGCAGAAGACATCGAAAAGTCTATTATCCGCACAGCGTCAAGTATTGGGGCAAAGTGTCACAAACTACCCTATGAGGTTTTGACAGGCTCGACTCTCACAGAGGTTGAGATTCACTCCCTCACCCTATTGGCTGAGAAATATGAACAGGCACTGTCAATGGTCTATGCTTACCACTCCCCTGGGGAATACTCCAAAGAGATGAACAAACGCTTACAAGAAACCACGTCAAAGGTTATGAACTTTGCGCGTGTTATCGTTACATCAGACAGAGAACAAAGCGAAGCCGGCGGGTTTGTAGCCCCGCGCGAAGTCTTCGCATTAATGGGGAATGTGGGATGAATTACGTGCGTCTCCCGCTCTCATTTGTTCTCTATCTGATTTATCGAGTTATCCGATGGCATGAATGCGGACAACTATTAATGAAATTCGGCCCGGTAGCGGTGGAGCTATACAAGCGTTCGACGCCTTCGACGTTCAAGGAGTTTGTCAATGGCAGATAGCGATGGCAAAATTGTAATTGGCATTGAAGGCGATCCGTCAGGGATAAACAAGTCTTTAGACGCCGTAGAGAAGAAAGGCAAAGACGCGGCGCAAGGTATCGGCTCGGCATTCTCGGCCATTGCCGGTGCGTTAGCCGGTGCGAAGATCGTTTCAGCGTTCCAGTCAGCAATCGCCCAAGCCGGTAAATTAGAGCAGTCTATGCTCAAGGTTGCGTCCACTGCGCGCTCTATGGGTGAGAGTACATCCAAGGCTCAGAAAGCAGCCATGGACTTGGCGCAGGATGGCTTTCTCTCCGCATCACAAGCCGCGCAGACGCTATCAAATTTGATGGCCACGGGCCTGAACGTAGACCAGGCTAAGAAGTTCATTACCGCATCCAAGGACATAACAGCCTTTGGTAATACAATTGGCGATGCCGCACAGGCCACAGAAGACCTTTCGCTTGGTTTGCTCCGTGGTTCGGCTCTGGTTATTGACAATGCTAGTCCGGCATTAAAGTCGCTCGCTAACAAATACCAGCAGCTAGTAGACACACAAGGCAAGACAGCTGCTGCACAGTACGCCTACAATGAAATCGTCAAAACCGGGGCTAAGTTCCAAGGCGATGCCGCTCGATACATGGACACCGCCACAGGAGCACAGGCGAGATTCACAGCGGCGACCGATGCCGCGTCTGCTGCGGTTGGTAAGTCGTTACAGCCTGCCTTAAAAGAATTCTATTCGACATTAACCGGACTTGTTGAAGGTTTTACAAAATGGTTTTCAGGACTTAACGAAGGGACGCAGACGATTGCGCTCGTCGGCACCCTTCTGGCAGTTGTGGGAACGGCAGCGGCGGCGATCTTGCCAACTTTTGCCGCGCTCACAATTGCGAATCCATTCGCATGGGTTGGAGTCGCTATTGCTGGTGTTACAGCGCTATTAGCAATTACTTCGCAATTGCTCGGACAGAAGACCTTTGAAGACCTTTCGCGTGGTTATAAGAAGGCCCGCGACGAAATAAATAAACTAGCAGAGACTGCGGACGGACTCTCCAAGATAAACAAACGGACAGCTCAGCAAGAACTTCAGCTAATCGATACTAAAGAAGCGCTCAGGAGAAAAGCGAAGGAGCTGGGACTTGACTATGACAAGCTGGCCGCGTCCGCAAAGTCATATCTTGAAATTTCCAGGGAATTAGCCAATAAAGAAAAACTCAATGCGCAGAGCGATCTCGCCGGACGCCTGGTAAATTCAATAACGCGGGCCAATCAAATCCAATCGGGGATTTCCGCGCGCGAGAAGGTAATAAGCCAGATGGAGGCATCCGGTAATAAAGCAGAGGCTGCACGTCAGAGGCAATATCTACTGACCGACAGAGCCCAACTGGAGCGAGAATCCGCAAATGCACGGTCATTGAATGAGCGTATTGATCGACTAGGAGAAGATGACGAATCGGGCAAGAGAATTAACACACCGGCTTCTGGTGCAGCTGGTGGAATCGAGCAGCGGTTCCTAGATTCTCAAGAAAAGCTCAAAGAAATCGAGCTGAACCGCATCGCGACAATTGCCCGCGCGGAATCCATCAAAGACGAGAACGAGCGCAAACGCCGCCAAATGCGCGCCTATGAAGACGCCGAACTATTAGCAAAAACAGAAGTCAACGCGCTCCGCTCTGCTTATGCAGAATACATCGAAGACAAGGCGATGGCGGACAAGCTCGCCTTGGACAAGCAGACAGACGACGCTATCAGGGCTATACGTAATCAAGAAGAAGCCGGTGAGTTAACTAAGGAGCAGGCCGAATACAGGATTGCTAAAATACGTGAAGCGCAAATCCGAAAAGAAGGAGCACTACGCGCGCAATCATTTGCTGAGACAGCGCAAGCGGCTAACGCAATCACTTCTGCGTTTGCTGGTTTAGCTACATCAAAAACGCCAGTGCAGGGGCTAGGTGCTACTGGCTCAGTGTTCTCAGCGGTCGGTGGCATTAGTGATAAATTCAAAGCATTTGGTCAATTAGGTGTTGGGCTAAGTGCAGTAACTGGCATATTTTCGACATTGCAAGGGCTATTTGAAAAATCCGACGAACAAAGAGCCGAAGAAGCGAGAGTCGCCGAGAACCAAAGAAAAGAGCAACTGGTATTATTAGAACTACAGGCGAACTACCAAAAAAACCTACTAGCATTATCTGAGGCCGCTGCCAAACTACCTTTTGAGAATTTACAGCGCAAAATGCGCCTTGCGGATATTGAGGCAAGCGCCGCAAAGGTTGCGGGAATAAGCCCCGATATAGCTGACAAACAGGCACAGGAAAAGAAACTTGCGGCAGTAAATTCAACTATAGCATCCGAAGGCGGTAAGATTGCCGAAGGTGCATTGTTCGGCGATGTCGCAGCAACCCCTGATAGCTTAATCGCATTTCTGAGCCAACGGGCCGCGCAGCAATTGGCGGTAGCGCAATTTGTAGGGCTTGTTAATGCAGCAAGTCAATACACATCTACTGACCGCTCGCAAGTAAATCCGGGGCCAATACAAGAAATACTTTCGGAGATGGCCAGCTACAGCAGCTTGGTTCCACCTGAATTATATAATGCCGGTTACGGCGGCTTACAGCAATATCTAAGCGCGTATCAAAATTGTTCATCCGTTGGCCCCGGAGGGGTAACACAAGCGCAGCGGGATAGATATTTCGCAGCGCAAGCCGCATTCAACGCAGCCGCGTATTCCGGGCCTGTATCACGTGTGCAGTCATTATCCTCCGAAATTACCTCCGACACCTCAATAGCTGAGAACCTACTAAGCACATTTGAGCAGAGCAACCAGCTACAACTTGAAATCGCGGGCAATACAAAAAAGACCGCCGATAATACGAACCGCCTCACCAACCTGCGAGAGAATAACATTCTCGACCTAGCAGGCGGCGGAATTCGTGGCTTCGGCTCGTTCTTTCGCGGTGCGTTCAATAGCGTTGACTCAATAGTCAATCCAAGAATGCCCGCACTCGCTACACCTTCGGCAATCAGTAACTCTCTCAGCGTGGCCAGCATGACAAGATCATGGCAAGACCGCGCCGCGGATGGCATAGATAGCCTTGTAAAGATTCAGACCGAGGCGCTCAGGCTATTGGCCGAAATCGCACTAAATACCGACGCACAGGGCCAAGTGCAAGGTTCTTTAACCTCCGCACAACTTCAAGACATTATGGCTAACATCAGGAGTCGCATAGTATGAGCAATTATTTCCGATGGAATGCTGGCAGGAAGAGACAAGGCACACCGACACTGGAGAGCCAGCCCGGCGCGCATACTGGGGCTACTCGTAAATACATCCCCGGATATTCATCTTCAAACATCGTCTATCTAAATACATCAATCGGAAGCGACGCCAACGATGGCAGCACGCCTGTACTTGCCAAGCTCACTTACGCATCAGCAGCCACAGCCGCGGGTTCTACCAAGAAAATCCGCCTTGTGAACTCTGCCACGCTCACCGCGAACATCACCAAGCCTACAGAGGCGACAATCGGGACAACTTCGACGATAAACGCAGCCACAACAGGGCTAGACGTTTTCACTTTATCTGGCACACCTAGCTTTGGTACCACCACAATCACATCCGTGTGCTATTGCGACAGGTTGGCCCGATGGGTCGCGGTTGGGGGCAGTGGAAAAGCGGCATACTCAAACGACAACGGAACGACATGGACGCAGGCGTCAGTCTTGCCAACATCCAGCCTTTTGACCTGCGTGATTTATGTTGATGCATTGCGGCTATTCATCGCGACCGGTGGCAGTGGGAATATTTCATACTCCACGAACGGGACTTCATGGACAACCGTAAACATCGCTTTGGCCGGTAGCAGACAATTCTACAGCGTGGCGTATTCGCCAGATTTGGAATTACTTGTAGCGGTTGGAGACGCGGGGATGATATTCACGTCAACCGATGGCATCACATGGTCTGTTGTCACCGGATGGGAACAGGCCAGCGGGACAATTGGCACGACCATCATAATAGGCGTGTTCTGGTCTGATTACTACAACAAATTTTACATCTGCGGTGATTCGGGGATTATGTACAGCAGCACAGACGGGCTTATCTGGTCTGCTCTTACCTCATCATTTTCAAGCACTGCTATCAATGCTATTACGGGCAACGGTTCAAGGCTTGTTGCCGTTGCATATTCCGGCAAGATCGCATTCTCTACAGATGGCACGACATGGACACAGGCCGCAACGCCAAGTTTCGGCGCGGACACGGTTTTCGGTGTTACCTACAATGGCCAATTTGGTAAGTTTTGTGCAGTTGGGGATGCTGGCAAGATCGCATGGAGTACGGACGGGGATACATGGACGCAAACGGGCACCACAGGTTACGGTGCAAGCCAAGTGCGCGGGGCATTCGGTAGATTCGGTAAAGTTATCACAGTAGGTGAAGGCGGCAAAATTGGGCTGTCCAATGCGCCGGGGTTGACGATTAGCGCGGCCATTGCTGGCTTCTCCATAAGCGAAGCGACATATAGCGGCACCGTCACGGCCTATAATTGCACTTTCAAACAACCTGGCACCACAGCGGCACTGTCTCTTGACTCTTGTAGGATCACGGAGAGCGGCGCGCATATCTCAAATAACGCGGTAACTTCCACAGCCACGCTTGTCGAAGGGGACATACACTACACCGGAGTCTATGCCGCGGCTAACGCTCTAGACCTCAACCTGAACACCATAGCTGGTCCGCTGTATATCTACAACGGCAGCGCAACAAACTATGAGAGAATCCGCGACAACATAATAGAAAACGGCGTCCAGTCGGACTACCCCGTAACGGTGACCAGCGGCAACACGCGCGGCACATCGTCAGACGGCACTATTTTTGGCCAGTTCTGCACAACCTCTGACCCGCTATTCGTCGATACCACAGACTATAAACTGCAAAGAGTTTTAGACGGGTATCAATACGACTCGCCTATGGTCGCGGCGTCGCAGTATTATTACAATCAGGCTACGACCCAGACTTTTAGGGATAACGGCGCATGGTCGTACAATGAAAGCGCGGCGACGTACAAATATCAGCGCACATTCAACTTCTTAATGCCTGCTACGTCTATAGGTTCAGCCATTGATTTTATCCGGCATAATCGGGCAAATCTCCACGTAGCAGAAGACGGCACCCCGGATGCTGTAAACACGCCCGATTCACGATGGGAAGAAATCGTGATGCAGTTCAAAACACTGCCAGCCGATCACATTGATTTCATAAACTGGCTTGAAGGTCAAGTGGATATGACTTGCGACATTTCTTTGTCGCCATCTTTAACGCCCACTACAGCAGTAACCGCAAGCGGTGCCACGGCTGCGGGTGAGGCGGTTATCACTATCACGGACAATAGCGGGCTTAGTTCAGGCGATCAACTGACCATCGACGGGAACACCTATACCGTGCTCTACACATACGGCACGACAAAGGTGGTTTTGGATAGGGTCACAACAACAGCACTCTCAGACACAGAAAGCATCACGGTCAAATATGACACCGGGTTCGGTGAATATCAATATGTGCCAATGTTAGAACGCCGCCTTTCACGGTGGTACGAGACAGACGAAAACTACCTTCGCGGCCTGCAAATCCGTTTCGCGCGTAAACTGCCATGATTGAGCTGCTGAACAGATACGACATTACCGACCGGACGCGCACACAGGCGAGCGATTCGGCGTACCTGTCAGATGTCATGGGGCTGTTGACCCGTGAAAAGCGGTACGAGATATCGGACAGCGAGTCTATTTACAACCCGTTTGCTACTAATTCGCGTATTGGCCGCAATACCTGGCGTAATCAGGACATTTACGAAACCGCGGCGAACGGCCAAGGCACATTCCTTGGCGCAATAAATGATGTAGGATTTGAGATCACAGAGACAGGCAGAAGCACGATAATAAATGCCCGCGAGCCATTCGCTACTCTTCTTGATTATACCTGTGAAGAAGGGACGTTAATATCTGATACCACCCTCTCGACCCGCTACACTGTGAGCGTAGGAGCGGCACAGGCAACCACACTAACTCTAACAAATACAGGCAGCCCGTCAGATATACAGACCGGTGACATCATCAGCTTCGGTAATTACAATGTGCCACGATACGCGGTAATCAGCGCGAGCGGTTCGCCGTCTACCTCAATAACCATAGATAGACCTTTAGAGCGCGGGGCAGTCGGGGCGATTGTTCGTGTCATCCGCCCAGCTACGATCTCAGGCCCGAAGGCCCTCAAAAATGCATTCACAGCGGCAGGCCTTGCAAACTACCTTGGTGGTTCTTTCGACACTCTAGACGCGGACGACATCACGAACCAATTTCTTTTGCGAGTATTCGTCCGCATAGAATCAAAGATCAAATTATCCGACCATATCAAAAAGATCATGGAGCTGACAGACCTCTATTTCACGGTCAGCACTTCAGGGATCGTAAACATATTTCGCGGGCTAGGATATAACGGCACAGCAATCAGAAAGGCCATCACGACCTCTGAGGTAATCAGCCCCTGCGTCATCACCCTTGAGCGGCAGAATCTTTTTGCAGGCTATGACGGGTTGTTTGTCTCGTCTACAAATACAGACGTACAGTCAGGCGATGCAAACTCTGCATATATAGCCCAATGGAACAGTAAAGAACGATGGCAACCGATTGACGACCAAGGCCAGAGCATAACGGCATATTCGTACCTTTATGCATCAGCCAGGTCTGCGGAGTATTTTGGACAGAGAAAGGTAGACTATAACGGATCAATGAGGACTCGCCTCAAGATGAAATGCAAGCGCGCGCCATCTGGCACGCAGAATCTGTACAATTTCACATTAGGCGATCAAGTAAGCGTGACCTATGACATGGGCGGCGGGAAGTCGTTCACCGCAGAGCCTGCCATTGTGGTGGGATATTCCTACAACCGCGAACAGCAATTTTATGAAGATTTGATTCTTGAATTAAACACTTGGACAAATGAAACTTTACCAATAATCGAGGGAGACGAAGACATGAGAACAGTCACAATGGCGGCGACGCTAACAACCACGGCGGGCAGCACGGGCAGTGTATATTTTGCACTAGATACGGCTGGAATATATGGGTGGAAAGATTATGTAACAAGCGCACCAACTGTTGACTCATTGATATACTTTGCGACCGCAAACGGCGGAGAGACTCGATGGGTAAGGGCAAACGCCGTCCAGTCGGTAACGCGCGCAGAATGGATGGCGGACACCCATGCAGGCTTCGGCGGCACGGATACGAAAATACCTTATTTCACAAACGTAAATATCAATGTTGATACCGCATCAGCAATCACTATGGTTAATAACAATACGAACGGATGCAAGGCGACAATCAACACAGCCGGGGTATATACTGTAGGATTTTGGATGTTCTTATCTGCCGCAAACTACATTGGCATTTCAGTCAACAGCACCCAACTTACAACAAACATCGATTCAATCACCGCAGCACATCGCCGCGCGCTTGATACATCGGCAGGGGCTGATTATATGGCGTTTGTTTCTTTCACCGGATATTTAGCTGCCAATGATGTTGTCCGCCCTCACACAAACGGTCAGGGTACAAACACAGCGGCAAAGTGTGGATTTTCAATTTGTAGGGTAGCATAATGGCAACAGAGCAACTAATCAAAGACTATTGGCCGGTATTTGCAGCGGCTATGGGTGGCGTGGTGTGGCTTATTCGATTGGAAGGTAAGCAGAAGCAGACAGATAAGAATGTCGATAACCTCACCGAAATGCACAAGTCAGAATCCGGGCGGCTCGTAATAGCCATAGATAAAATGGCAGCGACTCAAGAGAAGATGGCAGAGCAGCTTAAAGAAATGCGTACGACATTGTCCGGTGTTGTCGGTTATGAGAAGGGCGCACAGGAAGCACGCGCAAAGAGGTTAAGATGAGCGAGCAATTAAACGACGTTACAGTGAAAATGCGCCACGTCAGCGCGAACGATATTAAACAGACGACCATAGACGACAAAGGGGCGAATGAATTATGCCTTGCGTTGTGCGATATTCAGATAGCGGCAAGCCTACAGAAAAAAGTTTTCACGCTTGCTGATATTAACCGAATAGTTGATGCAGCGATAAAAAACGGCGGGCTTGCCTCGGTAGACGGTAAAGATAGCTATCATGGCTTTGTGAAATCTCATGAAAAACTCGCAGAAGCAGCGGGCCTTACAGGGTACGTAAAGAAATACATCAAATTCGATGCGGCAAAAATCTTTGCTTTGCTTCAGTGGGGTTCACTGGTAGAGCTTCGCGACGAGGGCCACCATAGCCTTTTGGCTACAGGTTGGTACAAACAAGGCGACGCATTCTACTGCACAACATCCGACCCGTGGCCGTACACCGACGATAAGCGGTTAGACACAGCGCGCGCGATGACTCAGAAAGTAGGGGCAGGCGGGAAGCTCATAGACTCGCGCTCGATTGAATTCATCGGATATTATGTCAAAAACGATGGCTCAGATTGGGTTTAGGAGAAAACATGCTTAAAAAAATAACACATTGGCTAGTCGAGTTTTCGGCGGCTCTGATCGTTCTGGCCATTGGTTCGGCTTTACTCTTTTTTCTACCGGCTGACAAACAGGGGCAAATCCAAACTGCTCTCTATACCGGGTCAGCGGCGTGGGCTGTGGTGCTCGTCGGCGCTCTCGGCATTGTGAATTCTGTGCGGCGTGGTATTTTCCGCAAGGCCACAAAGTGAGAGTCCCCGTGAGATTCTACGTCTACATAGTCGCAGTGCTCGTGCTCGGATTTGCTTTAGACAAGGATATCCAATGCGCCTTGCGATAGTGTTATTTATTTCGGGTTTTACCGGTCTTTGTTTGACCCGGTGCAAATCACCACAACTTAAAAAAGAAATCATCGAACAAAGGATTGAAAATGAGCAAGCAACGGAAATCGTCAAAAAGTATATCCCCGAAGGCAAAGACAGAACCTTCATCCAAAACGCGCTTTCAAAGTCTTCTGAGCTTCTTGAGGTGGCCGATAAAGCCAGAACCAAAGCCGAAGACACAGCCAAAGAAACGGAAGGCGACGCGAAAAAATGGCGTTGGCTCAAAGGCATCGCCATTGCCGCCGGTATAGGTTTAGCTGTTTTCGGCGGATTCAAAGCGTTTAGATCTTTTACCCCAATGTAGCGCTTGACGGTTTGAATATACCTGGAAATATCTTCCCGGAGATGAGGCATCCCCTCATAGTCCCCTGCCTAAAAATCGTCAGTTCGGAATCGACCCCCGTTTCTGGCGTACCAAAGCCAGCACGGAGTCAGACCCCGTAGCTGGCTTTTGTGTTTTTAGGCGGCAAATCTGCCGGTTTGCATAAAATATCCCCTCTGAGCCTGCACTGCTGACCCTGTGCTGCGTTCTATCCCGTTATGAAGGGGTAGACGGAGCATTGGTGTTTTTATTTTTATGCTTTACGCGTAACGCGGTATCGTGTATTGCGTCCGCATGACAGAATATGAACGATTCGTCGAATCAAAAATAAAGCCATTAATCGAATCAGGTTTTGACGCTGAAGTCAGCAATAAGCTATTCGATTTTCAGCAATGGATAGTAAAGACGGCACTGAAAATGGGCCGATATGCCATTTTTGCAGATTGCGGTCTTGGCAAATCAGCTATGCAGATTGAATGGGCCATGCAAGTCCATCGGCATACCGGTAAGCCTGTTTTAATACTATGCCCATTGGCTGTGGCCCCTCAGACTATCCGAGAGGCGAAAACGATATTTGGGTATAATATCAGCAGAGATGGCATTGAATCAGGGCTGGTGATTGCAAATTATGAGCAATTAGAAAACCTGCGCGATGACTGGGGCGGAGTGGTTCTTGATGAATCGTCCATCCTGAAAAATTTTCAGGGAAAGACTAAGCAAAGGTTGATTGAAAAGTTTTCCGATGTCCAGTATAAGCTATGCTGCACGGCAACACCAGACCCTAACGATGATACAGAGATCGGAAATCATGCAGAGTTTTTGGGGGTGATGACGCGCCTCGCGATGCTGTCAAAGTTCTTTGTTCATGACGGTGGCGAGACTCAAAAATGGAGACTAAAAGGCCATGCCGAAGGGCAGTTTATCTTATGGCTTAAACAATGGTCTATTGTTATTGATAACCCCGCACGATATGGGTTTACTCAAAAAAGCTACAAATTGCCAAAACTTGAAACCGAATGTGCATGGCTCGTTTCAGGCGCAAAGGATGGGATGCTGTTTGCGGATGCTAAATTCGATGCCACGAAACTGCATCAGGAATTGCGGATGACGCTTGATGAAAGGGTGAACATAATCGCGGGTATGTGCTCCCATATAGATGGGCAGATAATTGTATGGACTCTACAAAATGAGGAGTCAAGCAAGCTAGCAAAAGCGATACCGGATGCGGTAGAAGTCACAGGCGCAATGACGACCGAGGCAAAAGAGCAAAGAATCAATGATTTTGTGACAGGGAAAGCCCGGATTTTAATCACCAAGCCAAAGATAGCCCAGTATGGCCTGAACATGCAGAATTGTGCAGTGCAGATCAATAGCGGTCTTAACTTCTCATTCGAGGAGTATTATCAGCGTGTGCGCCGGTCGTATCGATTTGGGCAAAAAAAGAACGTGAGAATCATAAATGTAATACCGGAAAGTATGAAAACTGTTTGGGATGTGATTCAGGCTAAAGAGCAAAATTTTAAGAAAAAACAAGCCGAGACCATAGCAAAGGTGACAGGTGAATATAAACAGGATAGGGGTAAATCAATGAAAATCAAGAAAGGTAATTACGAGATCATCAATACAGATTGCGTGTTAGCAATGAAGGACATGCCGCCAGAATCGGTAGGATTCAGCATATTTTCGCCGCCATTCGCTGATTTATACACGTATAGCGATGACCCGAATGACATGTCCAATGTCGGTAGTTATTCCGAGTACATGGTACAATTCCAATATATGGTCAAAGAGCTATACCGCATTTTGAAGCCGGGGCGCAATGTCGCTTTACATTGCATGGACTTGCCAATTCAAAAAGGGAAAGAGGGATTTATAGGCCTGCGGGACTATTCAGGCCAGATCATCAAGATGTTTTCCGATATCGGGTTTATATACCATTCACGGGTAACGATATGGAAAAACCCGGTAACTGAAATGCAGCGCACTAAGGCTCTCGGTCTACTCCATAAGCAGACCAAAAAAGATTCTACCATGTCGCGTGTTGGCATACCGGATTATGTCCTGGTATTCCGTAAGGACGGAGAGCGCATAGACCCTGTGCATATGGATATCGACGTTGACACATGGCAAAAATATGCATCCCCCGTATGGATGGATATTGATTATGGAGACACATTAAATGGACGCGCAGGGCGTGGGGAGAATGACGATAAGCATATATGCCCACTGCAATTGCCTACCATTGAACGATTGATAACACTTTACACAAATAAAGGTGATATCGTATTCACCCCGTTTATGGGAATAGGCTCAGAGGTTTTTCAGGCATTGAAAATGGGTCGCAAAGCTATCGGGGTAGAGTTGAAAAAGACCTATTTTGACGTTGCGGCACGTAATGCCGAATCGGCAGAATTAGAGAACTCACAAATGGGGATGTTCACATGATACCAAAATCAAAGCTAAACCGAATGATAAAAACCATAAACGATTGCCGAAAACAGGTTGACCACATACGCACCCCGCGTAAAGTATCGCGGATGATAACTATCAAAGCAAAACCTGAGAACAGGGCAGAAATTCGGACTGTCATTGATATTAAATGCGCTGAACAGGGGATATCACGCAGCACATGGGCGCTTTCTTTAGGGATATCTCGCGACGTATTAGGGGATATGCTCAGCGGACGTGTAAAGCATACCAAGCATCCAGATATCAAAAAGATCGTTAATAAATACACAGGGGCAACAGATGCCGCTTGGGAGAATTAACATGCACCCCGCATACGTAGACATATTCTGCGACCGTCACGAGCACTGGCACCAATCCGATGTTTGCCCGATTTGTGAGCTTGAAGACGCGCCCGAATACTGAGAAGAACATGACCTTGAATATGAAGGCGACGAATGCCCGAAGTGTGAGCACAACCGACTCTACCAGATCTGTGAAGACCACGGCGAGTTTTATGGAAAATCATGCTGTAAATGCCGTGCAGAATCATTCGCAGAGGACGTACACATGGAGCGGTATTATGAAAGTAAGTACAGCCGAGGTGAGCCATGACGTCCCCCCAAGTAAGTACACCCGGTGTCAACTCATCGGACGCGGTTGAGTTTGCACATATTATGTCACATGGCCAAACAGAGGCACAAAGGGACATCGGGCGACTCTACATGACACTGCACAAAATCTAAATTATTAATCAGGCACGGGAGGAAAAATGCAGCAATTCTTAGGGATTCTAATACTTTTGTGCATCGTTGCGGCATTTATGGTGCCATACGTTGCATCGGATATCAAACGTAAACTGAAGAAGAAATCACCGCGCGTGATTAGGGGGATAGTGGAATGAAAGATTTGATCGTAAACAAAAACCCTGATGCAAACGACGATACAGAGGAACGCCGCGAAATGTACGTTGAACAGTCGCATACGTTTAATGAATTAATTGATAAATGGGTGCGAGTAAAGATGCCAAAAAGCGAGATCGTCCCAATTTGTTCAGGTGACAAATTCATGGTGTCTGTGCTTCTTAACGATTCTTGCGAAATCCGCAGCGACATCGTATTTGACAGGAAGCAGAATTTATCGGCGACCTGCGAAGGGAACCGGGCGGCTATTGCCGAGTGGCTTCGCGCTGTGTTCTCTACAGATTCGGGGTGGTCAATCAAGAATTTTGAGATATTGCCGGATGAGCATTTTACGGTATATGAGGAACAAACATGACAGACGACGTAATCCGCCTAAAATTCTGGCTTGAACACCAGGCATCCGGCGTCAAAAACTCATCTATCTACGTCTGCCACTACGGTACAGAGCCGCACGCATACGCTCTGAACTTCGCCAATGGATCAAGCAAAACGCACTGCTCTAATCCTGAGTGCATCGCCGCGGCAAGGCTTGAGCTTCACGAACGCAACCGGGAGCAATCTAACAAGCGATTCCGAGCTATTATGGCATTGAGGACAGCATGAAAAAAATCAAAGTTCCAGATGTTCTTTATTGGGCGCAAGTTTTTCACACGGTAGCAGCGTGGATCATTTTTGTAGCTGTCCCAACAATGCGGTATGTCTATTTTGGGGATGAAGCATTTTGGGTACAATGGCAATCTATGCGCGTAAATGTAATGTGGGGTTATTTGACGGCGAATATAATCATTACAAGTTTTTCATCTCTGGTAAGATACGGGTAATACGGGTGATTAAATGAAAGCACTAATCGACATTGTAAAACAACACGGGCCAATATCCCGCGCAGGAATCGCCAAGCGTCTGAAAGTCTCAGAGCGAGAGGTGCAGGCATTAATAGCCAGCCAAAACGAAAGCGGCGTTCCTATCGTATTTAGCGGTAAGGGGTTCATCTATGCCCGCAAGAACTCCGAAAAGGCGCACTGTGTACGCACCCTTAAGGCGGCGGCATATTCGATGCTGCGCAGGGCCGCGGGGATTCAGAATACTGATCTGGAAACAATCACAAAGGAGCTGTTTGTATGAAGCCTTTAAAACGAGTAAATAAAGTTGAATTATTCCATGTTGTTGAAGATAAAAAAGTTTTAGGCAACTGCTCCGGCCTGTGGGGCGACTGCTCCGGCCTGAGGGGCGACTGCTCCGACCTGAGGGGCGACTGCTCCGGCCTGTGGGGCGACTGCTCCGGCCTGAGGGGCGACTGCTGCGCGCAGGAGCGCGCGTGCGCCGTCCAGTCGCG